GCGTCTATCAAATGAACATTCAAAACTAGTATAATCAGTTGTAAACACTTTGTTATCGAGCTTGGTGAGTATATGGTTAGCTAGTTGATGTCTTGGCACATGTTTTACAAACATGGGCAAACCATAGACTTGTCTTTCTATCATTTTAAAGATCGCTCCATACACGGACTTAACAACCACCTTATGAGGCAAGATCCATCTAGGTGGTTTAATTGTTGGATAGAACTCACGTTTACAAAATATCTTACTTGTAAAGTCTTTCCCCTTAAGGATTGGAAAGCCTCTTGCATCCTGAGGTAGTGAATCAAGCAGTATAATAGCTGCTTCTTTCTCTTTCTGAGTATAGGGACTATAATCAATGATCCACTGTCTAGGGGTAATCAGTTCAGTTGACACTGCTGGTACAAGATATTTATACGCTAGTTTTCTAGAGAATAACCGACAATTCTTAAAATGGTGGTCAGTCATCCTCTTATGTTCTCTGCCAATTCTACGACGGAAACCGTCACGCATGTTCAATATGCAGTTGGGATCTGGACACGGTTCACACAAATTCATCTTCTTATAGACATAAGGTATGTCTAAACATCTCGCTACTGGTACCTGTTTGTGAAGCCTATCAATTGCTGGTACATGCATCTTACAATCAGATGCTACCTCTGGCAATTCAGGATAGGCAAAAGCACATGAGCAATATCCCCTAACTACTAGAAGTGGGTAATCTAGTAGAGGGGTTTGGAAAAATCCAACAACGGACAACGAATACGATCGTATTCAGCCAGCATTGCTGCCAACTGTATACTATCACTCTCAAGTTGCAACTCATCATGACTATGTAAATAGACTCCTGTAACACTACAATAATGTTTACCAAAAGCTAAAATCTTATCGGCTGTTACATACTTCCTCATTAGAGCGGTGACCAGCACAGGGTCAACCTCTAAAACAGTATCAAAATCATGTCCTCTAAAAGCTCCATTCGCAGAAATATATACTCTATAATATCTCTGCTGGTGACATGGCATAATATGGAAACTAATATCTCGTCTATTAATCCTACCATTGGTATCATCTTCAATCTGCTCCATTTTACCTGTATGGCTTAGCAATAAGCCTACTTTTGCCGGACTATAGAAAAAGATGAACAACAAATCTATAATCAAAAC